ATGAGACCAGGATCAAGGTTGTCATAGACGATAATGTCTATGAGATGCAGACGCCGGTCACAAACGGATCAAACCCGGTGCGGGACAATTCCATGAACCAGCAGAGGGTTTGGAACAGCATGTGCAGGGCATTCGTGAAATGCGTAGCGATACATACCGGCCTTGGATTCGAACTCTGGCTGAAAGAGGAAGGCAATAATGAAATGTCTATACCAAGCACGCTTGAAAAGCCGGCCTCGCAGGCCAAGATCAAGACGCTAAAGAACCTGTGCGTTAGCCACGGGATAGACGGTGACGCATGGGTATGCGGGAATGGAAAGACGTGGGAGACGCTTACCGAAGTCGAGGCGGCGAAGATGCTTGGAGCAATCAAGGATAGGTACGGTGATGATTAATGGACTTTACAGGACAATTTGACAGCCTGATGGTGGATTTGATGGCTGGCAAGCAAAAAGCCGTCCTGACGCTGAATGAGGATGCCAGAGAGGCATTTGACAGCCTTAAGGATTTGCCGCTGTCAATCACGATCAAGAAATACCGAAAGAAGCGGTCACTGAACGCGAACGCTTACTTCCATGTTCTGGTTGGGAAACTGGCTGACATGCTCGGTACCAGCAAGGCGTATATGAAGAACACGCTCTTGCAGAAGTATGGGCAACTGGCAATCGAGAATGACAGCATCGTGCCGCTAATCATCCGGGATGACATCGACATGATGGAGCGCGAAGAGATACACGTCAGGCCAACGGACAAGACGAGGATCATGGATGACGGCAAGGCGTACCGGGTGTACCTCCTGCTGCGCGGCTCCCATACCTACAATACCGCGGAGATGTCGTCCCTGATTGACGGAACCGTGCAGGACGCGAAGGAGCAGGGCATAGAGACCGCCACCCCGGACGAGCTGGAGCGCATGAAGCAGCAATGGAGGGTTGAGGCATGAAGAGGCTATGGAGCATATTCACGGATGACATGGACTGCTGCATGTACACCGGGAGGTACGGCGTGGAGCGTCACCACGTATTCAGCCACACTTCCCGGGAGCGCAAGTTGTGCGAGAAGTACGGTTTCATAGCGCCGCTGACCCCAGCGCTTCATCCGAACGGCGTTCATGCCGGAAAGGATGCGGCGAAGGTTGATAAGGAATTGCGGCAGAGGTGCAAGGAATATTACATAGCACACTATGGAAGCGAGGAGCAGTTCCGGCAGGAATTCTACTACAGTAGTTAGCCAACAGGCTTGACTATATATGCAACTAGCCGTGTTGCACACAGACAAAATGTATCACGAGTAACTTATTGACAACAAGCACCCCGGCGTGGGGGCCGGGGAGAAGGGAGGATCATGGTAGGACAGATCGAATTAGAGGATTACCTGAAATCAATCAACAGGGAATCCCTTAACATATTAGACTACATTCCGACAGGACGCATGAATGCCATCACACGGCATGCGCTGGCCATCCGAACAGGCATATCAGACCGACAGGTTAGGGACCTGATCCACTACGCCAGGAGAGACATTCCGATACTCAACATGCAGGATGGGAGGGGCTACTTCATACCGGATATGAATGACGAGGTTGAGAGAGGAATGCTCGCCGCATATGTAAGGCAGGAGGAAAACAGGCTTAGAAGCATAGGCTGGTCTCTTGCATCTGCAAGGCAGACATGCCGGAACTGCGGCATAGATTGGAAAGACGAGAAATGGGACAGGAAGAAGCGAAAGTGCGTGGAGGTGGCATAGATGGCAGAGAGACGAATGTTTTCGAAGACTATCGTAGACTCCGATGCCTTCCTGGAAATGCCGCTATCTACACAGGCCCTGTACTTCCACCTCTCCATGAGAGCGGATGATGATGGATTCCTGAACAACGCCAGGAAGATACAACGAATTATCGGTGCATCGGATGACGACTTGAAGTTATTAGTTGCAAAAAAGTTTATTATTCCGTTCGAAACAGGGGTAATCGTAATAAAACACTGGAAAATTCATAATTACATCCGAGGAGATAGAAAAAAGAACACGGTATATTCAGAAGAACTCTCTATGCTCGAAGAAAAGGATAATGGAGCATATGAATTGCGAAACGATTTGGCAGAGATACCAGAAGAAAACTGTGAGACAAAGAGACAAAAAGCATATAAAGAAAGCAGTCTGCCATATAGTTTTGAATACAAAATAAAAGAGGCATTTACAGGGGAAGCATGCCCTGTGTGCGGTTTTAAAATGCAGATGATTGCGGAAGATGGAATCATATCAAAAAACAGAATTCCTACTATTCAGCATAATATCCCTATTTCGAAAGGTGGAAAACATGAATTAGGGAATATCTCTGTAATATGTAAGGAGTGCAATATTTCCATACGAGACAATGAGACAGGAGAACTGAATTCCAGGGAAGTGATGGAAAAATGGGATAAAATATGCATGGCAGGCAAGTTGCAGACAAGTGACAGTCACTTGTCTGTCGGATGTCGGTCAAGTGACTGCATAGGTAAGGATAGTATAGGTAAGGTAAGTATAGTAGAGGGTAGTATATCTTCCTGTCCAGAGCCGGAACCGGCCCCGGACAGAATACCGGCAATAGCCCTTACCCTGAACGACAAGACGGAATACTGGATATACGAGGATCAGGTGAATGAATGGACGGAGTTGTTTCCTGCTGTGGATGTGATGCAGGAACTCCGCAAGATGAAGTCCTGGCTCGACAGCAACACTAGTAGGCGAAAGACCAAGAGAGGAATCCTTAGGTTCGTGAACGGTTGGCTGTCCAAGGAGCAGGACAAGGGCCGGACGCAGCGCAGGACTGATGTGGATAGAGTAAGCGAGGTGGATGGCTGGTAATGACAAGGGATGAATTCAAGATTATCGTCAAGGCGATCAAAGGGGCGTATGCAAGATGCCCGATCACCACGCAACAGATATTTGACGAATGGTACACGATGCTTGACGATATGGATTACCTGACTGTATCCAGGAATCTACAGAAGCACATAAGGACGAATAAGTTTGCGCCGACGATTGCGGAACTGAGGAACGAGATGCCAAAGGGATTCAGCAATTTCACGGGACGGAATTATGACATGAGGAAGTTGGAACTGGCATTGCTTGGCGTTCGCCCGGCGGCCGGAATAGAGGAAATCGAGGAGGATATAGCAGAAAGTGATTAAGAAAGTGACAATAGACTATGAAAAACTGTGCGAAGAACTTAATCGGCAGGGAAAGACGAAGCAGGGGTTCTCCCTTGAAATTGGGCGTGGGAAGGACTACATAGTCAGCATCAAGCACAGGCCGGAGCAGCCGGAGAATATGGAGAGCCTGATGTGCACGCTTCTTGGACTTGATGCTGGAAGCCTTGTGAAGAAGGAGAATCCTGTACAGAAGGGAGCAGAAGCAAAAGTGCTGGAAAACATACACCAGAAGTTATGCGAAATAGAGGGAGCAGTTAGTGGTCAAACAGAGATGCTTGAGAAGATTTTTAAAAAATCGAATGCCAATACCGTCCAGATCGAGAAGGTGAAGGACATGCTCATATCCGCTTCTGAGACGGAGAGCGATCGGGCAGAGAAATTTCTTACGGACATGATGGAGACCGGAGAGGCACTGGCACAGGATATTTTCGCGAAGGCCGATGAAATGTGCATCTCCAGGAAGGAGATCATGAGAGCCAAGAAGAAGCTCGATGTAAGGGTATCCACGACAGGATACGGGCATAGCCAGAAGGCAGTATGGAGGATATGACATGTTCGAAAACAACAGATACACGCACTCTTCCGGCAAGCAGCAGATCGTAGTGCCGAATGTCAAGCCGGGAAACATGAACGCATTCCGTTACGGACGAAGCAAACGGAAGAGGAAAATCATCAAGAGAGGGAAATAGCCATGAGGAAGAAACTGATAGCAGCGGCAATCATCCTGATTGTGCTTGCTGCGGCGGCAGCCAGTAGGATGCATCTAAATGCGGATCCTGACCAGCCAGAGCCAGAGGCACAGCCGCTTGTGATAACGGAGCCGGAGCCATGCCATACAGGCACGGTGGTAGTATACGGGGATGGAGTCAGGGAATCCGTATACAACGGGCGCATAGAGATCGAGAATGACGGCAGGGATGGCAACGAGATACGCATATTCGTATATGCCGGTGAAAACTTAGCATTTAGGAGGACAAAACGTGAGAGTAATAAGAACTACTGATACAACAGAGAATTTGTGTGATACTTGTCAACGATGCGATGAAATTCCGTTATGTATGCCGGATGATGTGGAATTTGGAAACGGGCTTGGTAATGACAACATTATTGCTTGTAATAATTACCTAAGCAAGTACAGCAAAACAATTTATCCGAGATAAATGGGATCCCGTATGTAAAAGATGCAGTCGGAGTGTGTATGCCAATCCCAGAAAAAGAAACAGATTTTAACTGTGTCCATTTTGATTTTATAGTTAATTAACTGGGAATTTAGCGAAACAAACGAAGGAAATGGAGATGATAGATTGAAGAAGCGGAAGAGGGACAGGCATACGCTTGAGAGCGACCGGAAGAATAACTTTGGAGAACTGTCCAGCAGCGATCCCGGGGAGAAGGCAAGGGGGCGGATGCGCCGGCCGGCCTACGACCCTGAGAGGTTATCCTTCCAGGCAAGGCGCCTGATCTGGCACCAGGGTCGCCAGATGGAGCATATGACGGTAAACCAGTATGTAAGGAGGCAGGAACATGGGAGGAGACAATTACGGGATTACGGAAGGATATAACAGCCTATTAGCCGCCATAGTCAGGCAGGCCGCAATAGACTACCGCAGGGCGCTGAAACGGCTGATTCGGAAGCCGGGCTGTCCGGAGGCGCTGCAGATGATTGACGAGTGCGAGCGGTTCTTCCGGCGCGATATGGCGAACTATGTGAATCTTGATGGAGAGAAGGTCATAGCAGCCCTGCGCGAGAAGGTCTACAAGGAGATGGGATTATGCCGTTGAAAGATGCCTTTGGCCGATACCAGAGGAACAGGCGCGAGATCGCGTTGATAGATGCCGCGCTGAAAAGGCTGGAGGCGCAGCTTGACGGGGTCGCGATCGTCAGGGGGAAGGTTACGAAGTCCAGCGACGATTTCCCGTACATAGAGGAGCATGCATCTGTCGAGATGCCGGAGCCGAGGGAGGCCTCCCGGATCCGGGAGAAGATAGACTTGAAGGAGAAGCGGCGGAGCGAGATCGCGGGGGAGATGCGCCAGGTGGAGGAGCATATCGAGGGGATGCCGGATGGCATAGATAAGCAGATCTTCGAGATGGTGTATCTTGACGGGATGACGCAGCAGGAAGCCGGAGAATCAGTGGGATATACGCAGTCAATGGTGTCAAGGATAATAAAAAGAGCCTTAAAAGATTCATAACATTCATAATTTAGATGTGCTATTATTATACTGACAGAAGTGGATATGATTGACGTGTCACTTGTTTCCTCCAACACACATAGACGGTAGGGCGTCCCGCAGGAATGCGGGGCGTCTTTTCGTTGCATAATGTCGGAAAATGGGATATTATGGTAATAGGTTTATGAGTGTGAAAGCGGGAGGGAAAAATATGGGAAATGTTGTTTCTTTCATAAATATGAAAGGTGGGGTGGGGAAAACTACTTTGTGTATTGGCATAGGAGAATATTTGGCGAATTTTTGTGATAAAAAAATTTTGTTCATAGATTTGGATCCCCAGTTTAATACAACACAAAGTCTTGTTAACGAATATGACTTGGAGGAAGAATATCTTAATGATTATTCTGAAGGACAGAGGAGCAAAACGGTAATGCGTTTGTTTGAGACACAAACGACACTAGCACGAAAAGTGGATATGCCCTCTCCAAATGATATTATAGTGAATCTCAATGAGAGAATGGATTTGTTACCCGGTTCTATTGACCTTATACTGGTTGAAAGTGACAAAGATGGAACAAAAGCGAAAAAGGTAAATAGGTTTATACGAGAAAATAGTTTACAAGATTTATATGATTTTATTTTCATAGATTGTCCACCAACGATTTCTGTATATACAGATGCAGCTTTGATAGCTTCAGATTTTTATATTGTGCCAAATAGAATTGATAGATATTCTATCCTAGGTATTAAACTATTAAAGCAGGTAATAGATAGGCTAGATGATAATGAAAAAATCGGAATAAAGCCATTGGGAATCATATATACAATGGTAAAGGACTTAACACAAAAAACAATGCAACTGAAAGAAATGTTTGAACGCGATGAGATAGTTAAAGAAATTGGCCTATTTAAGAATATGACAACATTTGTTAATGATTTATTAGTTGGATTGCAAGGAAATATTTCCTCAAAATATAAAAAGTCCAGAGCAGATATCAGTTCCATATGTGAGGAGTTTATAGAAAGGATTGAATCGTATGAATCAGAATAAGAATGTCGAAATAATTCAAAGTTATTTAAAAAAGAATAGTTTTGGACATGTGGAGTTAATTGGAATAACAACTTTATTAATCATTAGCAAAGATATTTTGAAAAAAAACTTAGAAGTAAGTAATTTCTTAAGTGATGTTTTAGGAGTTCGATTTCCTGCATATGTAATAAAATCGAGAACATTAATGGCGGCACGGGTAGGTCGGATTATAACAGATTTAGAGGAGTCACAGATTCTGAGTGTAAAGAAAAACATTATAGAGTATTTAAATCAGATAGAAGAACCAAAGAAGCCAGAGGATACACAAATGCCAAAAAGAAAGAAGAAAAATGAAAATGAAAAATTAGAAAAATGGCTAAAGGGCTTATAATATGTTGAACAGATATAGAGGAGTCGAAGTATGTAAAGCAGACATAAAAGAATTCGTTAACCTAGTAAGGGAAGACAGGGTAAATATTCCGAATAATGATTTAGTTAGTAT